TGGTGGGGCTGCGGACATAATTACTGGTGGAGATGCAGCTAGTACTACCCTTACTGGTGGAGATGCAGCTAGTACTACCCTTACTGGTGGAGATGCAGCTAGTACCGTTACTGGTGGGGCTGCGGACATAATTACTGGTGGAGATGCAGCTAGTACTACCCTTACTGGTGGAGATGCAGCTAGTACTACCCTTACTGGTGGAGATGCAGCTAGTACTACCCTTACTGGTGGAGATGCAGCTAGTACTACCAACGCTACTACCAACGCTACTACAAATGCGGCTATTACTACGGCAGCTACAGTGGCGGCAAATACGGCTGCAACCACAGCAATAGCTTCAGGATCAACTGTAGCGGCAGCTACTACGGCAGCTACAAATGCGGCAGTAAATGCAGGGGCAAACGCTACGGTAGCAGCTAGTATAGGAGTCACCGCAGCTACAAATGCCAACACCAACGCCAATACCAACGCTAATACAAATGCGAACACCAACGCTAATACAAATGCCAACACCAACGCCAATACCAACGCTAATACAAATGCGAACACCAACGCCAATACCAACGCTAATACCAACGCTAATACCAACGCTAATACCAACGCTAATACAAATGCGAACACCAACGCTAATACCAACGCCAATACCAATACCAACGCCAATACCAACGCCAATACCAACGCCAATACCAACGCTAATACAAATGCCAATACCAACGCCAATACCAATACCAACGCCAATACAAATGCGAACACTAATGCCAATACCAACGCCAATACCAACGCCAATACAAATGCGAACACTAATGCGAACACTAACGCCAATACAAATGCGAACACTAATGCCAACACTAATGCGAACACTAACGCCAATACAAATGCGAACACTAATGCGAACACTACCGCCAACGCCAATACAAACGCCAATACAAACGCCAATACAAACGCCAATACAAACACTAATACCAACGCCAATACAAACACTAATACCAACACTAATACCAACACCAACGCTAATACAAACGCTAATACAAATACGAACACAAACGTTAACCCGAACCCGAACCCGAACCCGAACCCGAACCCGAACCCGAACCCGAACCCGAACCCGAACCCGAACATAAACGTTAATGTCAACCCGGACCCAGACCCGCCACTAACTCCTCTTACCGGTTTCCCAAGTTCTGGGCAGGGTATACAGGGTATGAGTACGGAACAAGTGGGGCTTGCGGATATTAACGCTTACTACGACCCTGCGTTAAGCCTTGAAGAAAACATGGCCCGTATACTAGGCGCTATAAATGCAAACAACCAAGATAGCACTCCGTACTACGGTGGTGGTATGATCCAAAACACTGATTTAGTTGACGAAATAGACCGTCTAATACGAGGATACTAACATGGGGATTATTGCGAACCTTAAAAAAGCAGGCAAAGACTTTTTTACTGACGACGACGGACTTGATTGGAGTAACATCCTTAAGACAGGGGCCGGTGCTGCGGCAATATACGGAATTATGAACCCCAACGACTCTCAAGGACTAGCTAGTTTCTTTGGTACTGGCGGGCGCCAACAACCTACTGGGTATCAAGGTGGCATACCTAAGTACACTCTAGGTAACGTATTAGACGATGGCAGTAGGCAACTTGCTGACGGGGCTTTTGCTACAACTATACCTCAGCAAATAGCAAACGAGCAGGGCACTATGGAAACAGTAAACGTGCCGCGCACTCCGGGGTCAATGGGTCGTAGGTACTTTACTGATACTTCTTTTTTACCCGATACACCTGCTGAGGGAATGGCTATGGGCGGTATTGTAGGGTATGCAGGAGGGGGGCAACCTCAGATTCAAAACTACTACCTAGGTGGCCCTACTGATGGTATGGCGGATCAAATCCCTGCTACAATAGACAACATGCAGCCAGCAGCGTTAAGTGATGGGGAATTTGTAATTCCTGCTGATGTAGTTAGCCACTTAGGGAACGGTAACTCTGACTCCGGCGCACAGAATTTATACAGCATGATGGAAAGAATACGCAAAGATCGTACTGGAAATCCAAATCAGGGCCGTCAAATCGACCCAAATAAATACCTAGCGTAAGGCAGAACGACATGCAGAGATTTAATACTGGCGGAACGGCAGCAACAGGCGCGGCAGCAACAGGCACAGACATGCTACGTGCAGAAGAGTCCTCGCTATCTAGTTGGGCAGGCCCCTATGTAACCGATATGCTCGGGCGGGGGCAAGCGTTAGCTACTCAAATGCCCTATACCCCATACACTGGACCTCTTACTCCGGGGGCATCTAATTTACAAACTCAAGCGTTTCAAGGACTTGGGTCACTAAACATGCCTACTGCTGATATGGGCGCGTTTAATCCTCAGTCTTTTACAGGCGCAGGATACGCCGCACCTACCGCACAACAAGTTGTGGATGGAGAAACAGGTACTTATACACCGGCTTCTGGAGACGTACTACAGCAGTACATGACACCCTACCTACAGGGCGCGCTTCAACCACAGTACGATGCGGCAAACCGCCAAGCCCTAATATCTGCTCAAAACCTGCAAAGCCAGTACGGTAAAGCAGGTGCCTACGGTGGGTCTCGTCAAGGTGTTGCAGAAGCTGAGTTACAGCGCGGCCTACTAGATCGTATGTCAGGGATTACAGGTAAGGGATACCAAGATGCGTTTAGCGCAGCTCAGAACCAGTTCAACACTGAACAAGATCGTCAGATAACTGCGCAGCAAAACACCAACCAATACGGTATAGACATAGCTAAAGCCATGCAAGACGCTGGTATGACGCAAAGAAACATTGAAGGGCAAGGCATCGCCGCAGATGTAGCACAGTTTGAACAAGAGCGAGACTACCCCTACAAGCAAGTACAGTTTATGCAGTCATTACTACAGGGCCTACCACTTGAGACTCAAAGCTATCAGTACTACGAGCCTACCGGCCTTGCGTCGCTCGCCGGTGGAGTAGAAGGCACAATGACTGTGTTTGACCAAATAGAAAAAGCTTTAGGAGGGGGTTAAAATGAACGGAATACCCACAGCATTACCACAACCGGCCCAACGTCCTCAAGAACAGCAACCACAGGGTATGCCCCCGCAAAATGACCCGCGTATGAGCGCAGCTATGAACGTGGTTGAGTCGAACATACCTGAGTACTTAAACCCTACTGACGCGCTTATGAAGAGAAATCAAGCTGCGGAGCTAGCTCAACAAGCTATGGCACTGATGGCGTCTGCCGACCGCCAAACAGCTATGAGTCAACAGCCCCCCACTCCTCCTACTATAGCTGAGCAAGTGGACCAAAGAGCGATGGAAGGCATTAGCGGAATAGCGCAAAGACTAGCTCCGGGTATGCAGCAACGTGGACGACAAGTACAACAAGCTCAAGCGCGTAAAATGATCGGTGGCGGTATGCCTTCTATGGGCGCTCCTAATATGGCTCGTATGGCCGATGGCGGTATTGTCGGCTACCAAGAAGGCGGGTTTATGGGTCCTCCAGAGGCTAATATGCTACAACGCATGGGCCAAGGACTTAAGAACTACGGCGCTAATGCCCAAGAAAGTATGGGTATACTAAAAGAAGCTAAAGCCGGTATGGGCGTACCGTACGAAGAAAGATCAGCGGTAATGAAACAAGTACGCGACGAGATAGCCGCCCAGAACCAAAACAGAGACCCTAACTTTATAGAGCGTATGGGTCAGAAACTTATGGGTGTAGGGCTTGACGTAGAAGAAAGCAAGGCAATCCTTAAGAAGTTCTACAATACCTTCGGCAAAACTTATGAAGAGATGTCTAACGGTATGGCTATGGGCGGTGAAGTTAAGCGGTTCCAAGCGGGTATGGAAGTAGAAGCGGATAACAACATGTCCTATGCAGACGTAATTGCCGCAACAAACGCAGACACTACTTCGACTATGCCGGGGGTAAGTTCTTACATAGAAGCGGGGGGTGAGCGCCGCGCCGCGATAGCAGAAGTCCAAAAACTTGTGGATCGTGGAGTACCTTTAGATAAGGCAATTACCGCCGTAACTTCAAAAAGAACTAGGAACGAGAACCCCGCCGACTTAGGGGGAATAGCCGCTCTTACTAATGCTAATCGCCAACCCCGTCCAGAGTTTCGCATGCAGGGGGTCAATGCTCCGACGCCCCGTACTATTTCGGCGACAGAGTTTCTGCCGGAAGGTTCAACTGCCGAAGGCGGAAATGCGGCAGACAATACAACTAGGCAAGAATTGTTTAACGAGCTTGCTACCATAGGGGATGCGCAAACAGAGACGCCGCGCACAAACCTAGTAACTCCTGAAGTTGAAGAAAGAATGCAAACTGCGGCCGCGGCGGACCCTACAGCATTGGCGGAAGCAGCAGAAAAAAGAAGAGCTGCTCTTGCTCAGACTGCGTATGGGATACCACAAGCACTATTAGACGCCTATACCGCACGCCAGACAAGTGTGGACGAAGCTAACGCTGCTATGAACGACCCCAAGAAACAAATCAGGGATGAACAGCGCGCAATGTTAACTGGTTTTGCTACCCCCGGAGGTATCGCGCGTAGTGGTATTGCCGCCGGTCAAGGCGTAGCAGGAGTACAGGAAGCTGCGATACAACGTAAAAAAGATCAAGGCGAAGAGGCATTTGGCATTACTAAAGAGCTAGCTGACCTTCAGAGAGCTGCGAGTATAGAAGCATACAAGTCAGGCGAACAAGGTTATGATCGTGCGTATCGAAGCGCCGCGACTGCCGCTAACGCCTCTTTCCAAGCCTTAAGTAATATAGACATAGGCGCACAAAACCGTGCGAATGCAAACAGATTAGCAGATAGAAGTGCAAAACTAGAAACTATCAACATGCAATTGCGTAGTTTGGAAAATCAAGACAACATGAAGAGTCGTGACCGCAACACACAAGTCACCATACTAAACGGCGCTCAAAGAGATGCAAGTAGTATACGAGGAGAAATCCAAAAAGCTATTGCGGAGTCTTCGTTCTTGTCTGAAGCAAAGAGAAGGCCATACTTAGACTACATCGCGGCAAGACAAGCAGAATTGCGAGCCACGCAAAGTAGAATAGACGCCGTCGCTGCTACCCTAGGCATACAAACTACCTCTCCTGCTGCGTCTGGTGCGGGCACGGGGAGTACTGATTTACCCGCAGGTTTTGTACCCGACTAACAATTAAATAGGTACGTTGTATGGCAGTGCAAACCGCGACTAATCCCGAAACTAACGAGAAAGTTATATTAGTAGACGGGGCATGGCTTCCTATATCTCAGACGGCAACAAACCCCGATACGGGAGCACGCGCCTACCTAGCAAATGGTAATTGGGTTGTAGACGATACTGTCCCTACCCCCGTCGCGCCTGAAGAAACCTCACTACTGGGGTACGGGCTTGAGACAGGTAAGGCACTGCTTGGCGGTGCTGCGGGGCTATTGGAATCGGCTGCGACTGGTGCTGCGTTTATACTACCGGAAGAAGCAGAGCAAGCTGCACGCGCTCGCATTAGCGAGATTGGTGGGGACGTACAAGACTTCCTTGCCACCGACGAAGCCTACGAAGGTACCTATACAGACCTTATGAAAGGCGTAGGTTCTACCCTACCTTTCCTTGCCGCCGCTCCTCTGGGTGTAGCTGGGCTTGCTGCGGGTGTTTTTACGGGTGTTACAGCGGGTGCGGGCGAAGCCGCCCAACGCGCCGAAGCTGCCGGAGCTACTGAGGATGAGATAAGTAAAGCCGCTGCTCTAGGTACAATTCCGGGCGCGCTCGAAATGTTCGGTCCTTCTAGGATTGTTAAAAGTTTTAGGGGTGTACTGAACCCAAGAGATGCTAAGCAGCTAGCAGAAGAAGCAAGTAAGAGCATACGCAATAAGATAGTACAACGTGTACGCAAAGCTCCTCTGGGGCGTGTAAGCGAAGCGGCTTTAACCGAAGGCGTACAAGAAGCTATCACTGAAATAGGGCAAAACCTTATTCAGCGTGGAGTGTACGATCCAGAGCGCGGTGTATTTACAGGTACTAACGAATCGTTTGGTTTGGGTGCCGGTGTGGGCGGACTGCTTTCTGGCCTTACTGAAGCTATCCTGCCGTTTAAGATGCGAGCTAAAGCAGCTAGAGAAGCTAAAGAAAGAGAAGAAATAGCGCAGACACCTGTTGGCGAAACTCGGGATATGTTCCCAGAAGCCCCCGCACGTGAAGGTCCAGAGCCAGAACAGCTAATGGACGTAGAAGACCTTGCAGGTGTAACTGAAGAAGACCCCATTCAAGTAGAGGCAGAAGCTGCCGTACAAGCCCGTTATAGTGAAGCGCCTCTCAGCCCTGATGCGTTCGCAGCAGCGGTAGCTAACGAAGTAGACATACTACGTAGTCAAACCCCTGCGCCCGAATCCCCTACTCCAGAAACAGATTTAATAGCCGACCTAGAAGAAACTCAACAGGTCGAAGCATTGCTAGATGAAGACGCGTACGCTGCGATAGAAGCAGAAGAAGCAGCTATACTGGCGCAAGAAGCAGCCACAGCAGAGGCAGAAAACGCTGAACTTGACAGAATGCAGGCGGAAGAAGACGCTGAGTTTAAAGCAAAAGATGAAGCCGAGACGGCAGAGATAAAAGCTTTAATAGCCGCCGAGCCTACTCCCCAACAACGCACTGCTGCGTTGACCACTGTCCTACAGAATCCAGAAGTTCAAACACTAGAAGAAGGTGCGCGGGCCTTTAAAGAAATTCTAGACGGGCAAGACTTTACAAACACCAACGCTACAGATACAGAACTACAGGAGATTTTTTCTGTAACTAAACTGCGTAGAGAAGGTGCCGCCGGGGCAGCGCCATTAGAGGCGTTCATAAAAGAACGTGTAGCTAAGCCTGCAAAGCCACCCGCTACTTTGGAAGAGTTGTATGACAGTTTAAACATTACACCGAATGCGCCTATACGCAGGCGAGCAACACTACAAGGCAAAGAAATTAACAGCCCAGAAGTACGTGAGGCGTTAGAGAAGCTATATAAAAATAAAGCTATAAGCAAACAAACTAGAACCTCGTTAGAGAGCTATTTAGCTAAGACCCCTGCTCCTGCTGTCGCTGAAGTTGTTGAAGCTCCTGCTGTCGCTGAAGTTGTTGAAGCTCCCGCTCCCGCTCCCGCTGTCGCTGAAGTTGTTGAAGCTCCTCCTCCTGTACGTCGTACGTTTACTGCTAGTACTGAGCCTGCCGCTCCCACTACCCCTCTTCTTGCGGCGGACATGCAAGTGTTGGAAGTCCAAGGTAAAGAGCGCGTAAAACGAGACGACACGTACACCCCTACTGGAGCGGCGACTAGATACCTTAGAACAGCTACAGACCCAGACCAAGCCCTACGCATCATGGCGTTTGAAAGCGTTGAACCAATAATGGGCAGGGCAAACAAAAAACAAATACAGAAAGCTAACGCCGCAATTTCATGGGCTAAAGAAAACTTGTCTCCTGAAACTTCGGCTAAGCTGGATGCGTATGTGGATTTCTACACAAAAGAAGAGAGTAGAGTAACGAGACGTAGAGATGAAGCTGCGGAGCAAGATAAAGATAGAGACTCAACACGCAAAACTGAAGCGCAGTATGAAGCTGCTGCGGATGACGCTACCACCCAAGTACTTCAAGACCAAGTGGATGAAGTAGATGCAAGTATGGAGGCGGCAGACATAGCAGAAGTAGAAAACACTCTAGACGACAAAGCGCTAGAGGACGAGTTTGCCGCTGATACTGACCCAAGCGCGCTTCTTGTAGACACTTTAGACGGCATAGACCCCGACGAATACTCTGACGGCATTCTTGATAATCTACGAGAAGATGCTGTGTCTGCCACTATGCCACTAGTTTCGGAGGAGGTAAACGACGCGGTACTCAATAGCGATCTTACTGGAGCACTTACTCAACTATCTACTGACAGTGTAAACTCTGACGTACGGGAGACGGCTGCAAAATTAGCTGTTGCTATTAAAGGTACGAAGGTAGAGTTTGTTGAAGCCGAAGACACGGCTCTTTTAGGGCGACGGGGTAAGAAGCTTGCGGGTAGCTATAATCCCGTTACCGATGTCATAAAAGTTAACATTGATGCCCCGCTTCGCACTCACACACTACTACACGAAACGGCTCACGCAGTAACACACAAAACTCTATCCAACAAGTCGCACCCAGTTACTTTAAAGCTGACTAAGCTATACAACGACGTTAAAGACAAACTTGATGGCAGTTACGGTACGGAAACCCTAAGAGACTTTGTTGCCGAGGTTTATACTAACCCCCAATTTAGAGCCACACTAGCAGGATACAAACCTGCTGGCGCTAAGTTAACTGCGTGGCAACGTTTCACTAACGCTGTTAAGAGTTTGTTTGGTATAGCCCCTACAGAAGCACAGGATGCTAGCCAGAAAGCAATTGAATATATAGACACTTTGATCGCCGAGTCTTTAGATACTCGCAATGCTACCACCGTGTACCAAGCTATGTCTGACGGTGATGCCCTCCGTGCTGTTTACGACATGATGGGCGGCGGTACTAAGTTTGCGTCTGCTAATACTCTTAAGAAGTCTAGGATAAAGTTTTGGGGCAACACAAAAGCGCTCGGCGCTAAAGCCCGCTTAACCGTACTCAACGGTATGTCGTTACAAAACATAGTAGAACTAGCAATTGATCAAGACCGCCTACCCTCCGCCGAAGAGTTTGAAGCACTCATCAAGGAGCAAGATGGCTTCCGTAATGAGTCGATGAAAGACTTTAAGGGCAAGCTAGACGACTTCAGAGCAGCGTTTAAGTTTGATTCGACTGCACTAGACATCTTTAATACGCTTGTTGGTATGAGCACTATCGAAGGCGTAGACCCTACTAAGCCTAGAGCACGATACGAGAAATTTGGCTACGCCTACACAACCCTCGTTGCCAAAACCGGTAAGTTAAAAGTAGTTGAAAAAATATCGTTTGAGACCGCCGCAGAGCGAGACGCTGCAATAGAAGTTTTGGATAAGACTAAGGTAGTAGGGGAAATTAGAGAGTTTGATACTAACGCTGAAAAACTTAAAGTATGGGACGAAGTTAACAAGTTGTACGGTTCGTTAACCGCTAAGCAGCGGGGCGCCTATACAGGTGTTCGTGACATGTACTCGAACATGAACGACAAAATACTAGAAGCTATTGACAGTAAGCTAGATAGTTTAAACCTAGAAAAGGGCGTAAAGAACGCGGTTAAAGACCAACTACTCAGGAAGATACTAACTTCAGGAGTAGTAGACCCGTACTTTAAACTAGACCGTAAGGGCGATTTCTGGGTTCAGTACAGCTATAAAGACGCTAAAGGCCAGACTACTTTTGGCGTAAGTGCCCATCCCAGTGAGGGAGCGCGCGACGTAGCGATAGAAGAGTTAGGAAACGACACTAGCATTATTGAGGGTTCTATATCAAAGGCGACCCGCCCCGAAATAGAAGCAAGGGGAATTAACTTACCTACAACTTTCTTAGTGGGGTTACTCAAAGAACTTAAGGCACCAATAACTATAACGGAGAAAGATGCTAACGGTAAGTCGGTAGAGCGCAAAGTAAAGCTCCCAGAAGGGGCCATAGACTTCGTAAACGACCTGCTATTTAAATCTTTACCTGACCAAAGTTTAGTCCAGAGCCATAGAGAGCGTAAGGGTGTAGCAGGCTACGAAACACAGGCGCTTAAAGTGTTTGAAGATTCGTACCCGATGATGATAAACAGCCTTGCAAATATAAAGTTTGAGGCAGAGTTCGCCCGAGTGGCGAAAAAAATCCGCGAAGAAGCCGCGCTTCTCCCACAAGAAAAATTTGTGCAAGAATTAAAAGATACGTTAATTGGATCAAAAGAAGAAACTAACAAACAGCCGGGCAAACTACCCAGCTACTTAGAGTTTGCCAAAAACCCCTATATATCAGAAGGGTATAGGATGCTAAGAGCAGGCGCGTTTATGTACACGTTGGGCTTTAACGTATCCTCTGCTGCGGTAAACATGTCTACCCTACCTCTGATTGTAGGCCCGCTATTGTCCGGTAAGTTTGGTGGAATTAAAGCTACCAAGGCTATGGCTCGGGCTATGAAGATGTACATGGGTACGGCGGGAGATGTGTCACGTGAAGGACTTACTGAGACTGGAGAGATGGGTACAGTCGAGTCGTTCGGGGGGCTAAGCTTTACCAACGAAATGGGCGGACCGCTTGACCCATTAAAGAAGCAATTGAAAAAGTTTGGTATAGACACTCGAACTATATCTTCAGAAAACGCGGACTACGAAAACCCAACTTCGCCTATAATAAACAAGGCTAGCTATGTAGCTGCATTTGTATTTAACCACTCAGAGCGGGCGATACGCCAAGTTACTGCGGCAAGCTCGTATATCTTAGAAATAGAAAAGGCATACAAAAAAGCTAATCCCGGTAAGGCAGCTAAAAAATTATCTCAAATGACACCTGCGGACATCGAGACGTTCGGTCCTGACGCTGCTAACAAAGCTGTTGCCTTTATGGAGTACGCAAACAGTTCTGCGTTGCTTGCCACGGCTCCTCGTTGGGCACAGACCGGTATGGGTAGTCTTCTGTATCAGTTCAAGCGGTTCCCTGCACAAATACTCTATATACAAATGTCCGCGTTGAACGCAATGAAGCGCCAACTTGCAGGTACTGAGCGTACGGAAGAACAGATAGAAGATGATCGTGTCGCACGTAACGCCTTTATCTATATGAATGCCACAGGAGCTGCCCTAGTTGGGGCTAAAGGAGTGCCATTCTACGGACTAGCTGCTTGGGTTATGGATCAATTCATGGGTGAAGATGAGGACGACACTAACACTAGAGTAGCTAAGACTATAGGGGATAAGTACTACTACGGGCTTATTGCTAGAGGGTTGGGCGTAGACGTAACTGACCGTATTTCTTTAACTAACTTAATGATTAGAGATAAAGGCAACTATCGCCCAGAAAACCAATTGCAATACGCCGCAGAGTCTTTCGGTGGCCCTACTATGGGTATTATGTTGCGCTTGGGTACAAACTTAACAAAGTTAGGGGACGACAATCCGAGAGTTGCTGAACGCGCGATAGAGGGCTTACTGCCCACCGCTTTCTCTAATGCAGTTAAAAGTAATCGCTATATGGAAGAGGGCTACAAAACATCGCGCGGAGATGACATAGTCAGTGATGTGCGAACAAGTGACCCATTAAAGCAGCTTATGGGTTTTACCCCCGCTAGGTTCCGTGCAGAACAAGACAAGCTAGCTAGAGACCGTAGGGTTCTTGCCGGAGTAACGGCGGCACGGTCTGGGCTGACAGAAAGGCTCTTCTACGCACTTAGAGACGAAGAAAGCGATTCGACGATAGCGGGAATTGAACGCGAAATAGAAGAATTTAACGAGAAACACCCCGAAGCTGTAATAAAAGCATCTACTATTAGATCGTCAATTAGGACGAGACGGCAAGGCTCGGCAACAGCAGAAGAAAATAGGGGCAACGTAATATCTAATAGACGGTACATAAACGCGCTAGATGAGTCTAACGCGCAGTATTTCGACGAACTGTAGGCAAAAAAAGCCCCCAACTAGTGGGGGCTAAGTCTCTCTATGTAAGGGAGAATGATGAGCTACTATAGTAACAGTAAGCTCCGTGCAACTCCATGCAAGTCCATGCAAGTCCATGCAATCTTATGCAACACGCCACACCCTCACCCCATAGTGCCCTTTCTCTACACAAACACGTTGTGTTATATCACCTTTAGAAAGGTTGCTTGCCTCTAACATGTGCGCCACAGCTTTCTTAGTGTTGATACAGGGGATAAAGACTGACGTACCTCGGACAAACTTCTCCCAGTCCACGACAATCCTAACCCCGTCAGGCGATATATCAGTGAGTCGTACTCGCATCAAACCCTTCCTCATCGACCGATAAGTCTTTACTCCACGAACATTCGATCACATGGCTAGGGGGTAGTGCCATCTTAGTACCTTTACCTAGACGCATCTTAGTAGGTTTGCCGTTTAGCTCTTTGAATATTAAATCTCGTATGGCGCTGTAGTGGTGTTGATGCTTTACGCACCATTCTTTTAGAACCTTGGGCACTATGTACAGCTTGTTAATATCGTACTCAGAACGCGCGGCCAACTGATACAGAGGGGTGTCTCCTGCTCGCGGCTCGATTAAGTTTTCTAGCTCTGGGTCTCGTGCATCGTCCGTGCTCTTCACTCGCAGAATGCCGCGTGGGTGGTCCGTAAGAAAGTTAGATACTATGTCTTCTATGTCTATGTTCATGTCTTCTAGGTTCAATTTTAAAGCCCTCAGTTTTTTTAGCATCCACTTATACAAGGCATCTAAGTCCCAAGATATAAGGCCCAGTTGTTTAGCTATCGTGCATCCTGCAAATACCGTAGCGCATTGCGCAATCCAGTGACGCTCTTGTGTACCAAGCTCTGCGTCTTGCATCAGCATGCTTCTAGTTTCAGTAACAAGTTGCTTTACTGTTGGTAGGTTTTGTAGAACGTGTTGTATGTATATCTCTCCTGCGTGACCGTAGTTTTCCGCAAGGTCTTCGTTTAAGTTGTTAGCTTTTAAGGCTTCTTCTGTAGTGAAAAGTTTCTTAACCGCAGTAGCTTCTATGACCCTTGCAGACTCGCCCTTTGGCGAAGCTCGATACTTACTTGCAGTTTCTACTATACTGCTGTTGCCGGAACTACCACAGTTAAGACTCCAAGGTTCGCCCCTGTACCGCTCAGAGTTCTCCCCCTTGTTGCTCATACGGTTCTTCTGCATACCATCACTAATGGCGTAACAGAAATCACTAGCGTCTTGGGGTTCGTAGTTGGACACTTCGTCTATGTACAGCGGCAGGTTCTTGAGTATCTCTGCGCGGTTCCATGCCGAGTTAGGCGTGTCCTTACCCCCCTGCACCAACTTCTTTGGGTCACCCCATACCGAAGCGCCACCCCACATACCTGTGGTCTTGCCTATACCTGACTCACTACTAGTTAAGTGAAAGATAGCTCCAGAAATATTCGGTACGAATTCCATTAAAGGAGAACCGAAAGACAAGCCGAACATCATCTGGTGTTCTTCAAACCCCTTTTGATTGTAGAACTCTGTAACGCGCTTCCACCCTTCTAGCGTGCCTTTCTTAGCAAACGCAGAGAAGTATTGCGCAGTACGAGACCCCGGAGGGTTAAGCTCTATACGGTCAGCAAAAATTTCTTGGTTGCCCATTACGAATGACTTGTTAACCTCAGTCCAACCGAACTGTGTCTTAACTACAATTATATCGTGGTCCATTAGTTCTTCTATCCAAGCGCCTATATATCGCATAAGTTTCTCCGCATCTTTACCTAAGACAAATATGTCGTTCTCCCCCATAGCTTTACGAAAACCATCTGGCGACGAGAGCACAACACTAGCAATAACGAAAGTCTGTATACCCTCGCGTTTTGTGTGATGTTTAAACTCGTAGCATGGGCCATCTACTGGATCGAACATACGTTTAGAGATGTACAAGTCCCGCCTGTATATCTCTTTCTCTTCTACGTTGCCGTCTTTATCGCGTATCTTTACGCCCACACCGCCATTAGCCAACCTAACGTACGGTGCCGGATAGGTGGGTATGGTGTACTTCTCGGTTAGCGGGGGTACAGGAATGTCTTCGTCGCCGTAGTCTTCTTCCAGTCTTTCTGGATGTTCTACCGGTATGTCTATGACATTACTCTCTGCTTCGCGTAGCTCTCTGCACAACGTGATAGGAGTCTTGATTTGCCCTTTATGAGGACAGCCTTCGCACCCGCCGGGATTGTCTTTCTCGAACGTAGTACACAGGTGTGGGGTTTCTATAGAGGCAGCAACCTTCTCCGTCTCTTCTTCGCTATAGCCTTCGTACCTACTAGATATAAGGTGTATAGCCTGCTCGCCGTCTATGTCACAGTGCTTAGCTATCGACAACGCATGCAACCATTCGGGGTAGGACATTTCGTTAGGCTGCATAATAGCCTTGTTGATTTGTGCGCACCCCTTACCGCTAGCAGTCTTAACTAGTAGGTTAGAAAACTTCTTTGCGTATTTGTTTTCGCCAATCGCCCGCGCCATGTCCTTGGCGTCTTCGTCCGAGTATGTCCTTGCGGAGGATACTGGTATCATTTCTGTGGGCAGCTTAGCGGCAAACTCTTGCAAGCTAACTTCAGCTTTCGTTTCGAGAAGAACCTTAACTTGTTTTGGTATAGAGTCTTTAAAGTTACGCGTGTCCGGTACTCGTAGGATTCGCGCTGCGTCAGAAGTTACTGAAGGGTCTATAGCTAGCCCATCTTGAAGGCATGCAGCTTTTAAACTACCCGCAACAGGGAGCCATTCTTCCCGCGTACAAGACTTGTCTAGCGTCCAGTATACGTGAAGGCCGTAGCCCGAATTAACTACAGTAGGGCGCGGCAAATCATACTTGGTATACCAATCGCGCAATGCGATTAGAGCTTCACGTTGGGTAGGGTAGGGCTTACCTGCGCCGCAATCTATGTCTAAGAAAAGTGCCCTCAACTGGCGTACGTTATCCGCTTTGCGGTTCGTACCCTCAATAAAAGTACCTAGCGCGAAGTAAGCATCGCGCCCTTCTAGATCAAAATTAGCTGCGGTTTCGGCAACAGAGTCTAAGGAACCATAGAATTTTTGTACTAACTTGCCGTCCTTAAACCCTGCTACGCAGTAGTATCCTTCATCACCCAACACAGTACTTAGAAACTGTTTGGTGTCCATAATTTATCCATACATAAGAGAGGTGCGGGTGCCCGAGGACACCCGTTTTATTTTAATCATCAAACTCATCGAGTAAAGAAGCCAAATCTACGTCTGGCTTGGGGGCATCTTGCTTCTTCTTAGAAACCTTGACCTTTGGCTCCTCTACTTCTTCCTCTGCTTCTTCCGCAAACAACGCCGGAGTTTCCGAAACAGGGCTTGGAACTTTAGCATCAGTTAGTTGTGGAACGCTAGTCACTTCTTTAGGTTTTACAGATAGGGTAACTAATTTTAGCGTGCTTTCGTCTTTCTGAGCCTCCACTGCCATTCCTATCTCGTCTTCAGCGAGTACACGTACCGGCTTAAAACATAGCTTGGGCGTAGAACTATCAGTATCGAAACGTAGTTCTGTAACTATCGAAGCTAATGGTGCTCTTTGCGCGTCGATTAGACGGGCGTAAGTCTGTAAACCCATCTTCTTTTTATCGTCGCCAAATATACTAGTAGCAGGTAATGACAACTGGTACACGGCGTTAGACTTTAACTTGCCATCGCTATCGGTCAGCATTATAGCTACACGCTGTTGATAGCGGCACGCACGAGACTGGCCTTGTCCAGAACCTTTAATGTTCTGTGGGCAATCAAAACATGACCCAGATTGGCGAGTATCGCTTGGCACGTCACCAGAAGGCTTACCGTCGGCAGAACTCGCAGACCAACAAGATGGGGGGTTGCTCGCACCGGCTGTGTACTGAGCATCGTAGTACATACGAGAGATAGGAGAAGTCTTAACGATAACTATGTTTATCGAGCGCGACTCAAGTTCGCCTACTTCCTGTCCGTTTACTACTTTGCGAAATACCCCGCCACGAATACTTAAACGGTTAGTGCCACCTTGCTTCTTGCCACCACTAGCATTAGTGTCTGGCTCTAGTTGCGCCAACAAGTTCTTGTATTCTTCTGGCATGTTATCGAATAAAGCTAATTCGCTCATAAGTCATCTTCCTCATTAAAGTTTAGTTCTAGTTGTTCTGTTATTTGCGTAGGGTCGGGGCTTAGCTCTTCCTGTTTAAGCGCTTCTATCACGGCAGGTATGTTAAAGCGGTATGTGTAGCCCACTTTTATGTAGGTACTTTTTGGTATGAACCCCTTGTTTACCCACTGCCTGATAGTGCTCACCTTTACAGAAAGATAGTCGGCCACTTCCTCTACAGGGACGTAACTTTCTATCTCACTCATTTCTTTCTCCGTACAGTTATCGTGTACTCGTTATCCGCGTTCAGCCCCGGCGGATGTAGTTCGGGGTTTTCTTCAAGAAACTGCCGCATGTTGCCTTGGCTAATTCGTTTCTCTAGTAGGTCAACTGCTTCGTTATCCACGACAAACCTACTCATTGCCTCCCAGTCGCTAGTCCAAAAACGTTTCTTCTGGGTGCGCCAGAACGTACCAGAAGCGGTCTTCACAGATTCG